CCGGCTGGCCTTCGATCATCACAGGCCCGGGGCCCTCAACCTCAAAGTCCTTCCCGCGGAAGGTGGTGAACCATCGCAGCTCTCCGGGGAGTGCAGGGTTGGGGTGATTCGGATCCAGCCACGGCGCCCAGCGCTCGATCACCCACATGCCCTCTGCGGTGGTGGGCGGGTTGCCGGCGGCGATGACGCGCACCCGCTGGCCGGGCATGGTGGAGCGGGCCCAGGCGATGATGAATTCATATTGCGCCTTGAGGAAATTGGTCACCTCATCGAAGGCAATGAAATCCTTGGGAACGCCCCTGTACTTTTCGCGGTCCTCGAGATGCTGGCACCCGCCGAACATCACGATCTGATTCGGGAATTTCCACCTGGCCGGAGGGTTGCGCTTGAGCCCCCGGTTGTGCCCGAGGATCTCCTCCATGCGGTCGATCAGGCCATCCACCTCGCCGTTGAGGCGGCGAAGGATCAGGCTCCGGCGGTGCTGCGATATGGCGGTGCCGATCAGGAGATCCGTCTTCCCGCCCCCGGCCTCGCCCCCGTAGAACAGCTCGTCAGCCTCGCTCTCGTAGGCCATGGTCTGGGGCCCGGCATTCGGCAGCCAGGCCTGTCCCTGAAATATGGGCCGGGTTGCCTTGGCGATCTCCATCTGCTGCTCGTAGGGCAGACTGGAGATCAGCTTCTCGAGCTCGTTTTGAAGGTTTGTCATGGGGCTCCCTGGGGCGCGGGCGGCGGGGGATCATTGCTCGGTCTTGTTGGCGATGTGCAGAAGGCGCGCAACTTGGCGGGCGACCTGGCGCACCTCGAGGGGCTTGGCCTCATCGACCTGGACCGGGGGCGCGATGTCTTCGCCCCAGGCCATCTTATGACGGACCCACATGGCAGCCGCCGCGGGGTTCGGGGGATAGTAGCGCCGGACAGGTACACGCTGAACCTCCCCTGCCACCACCTTGATCTCCTCCTCGTCGCGGTCGTAGCCGATCGCCATCTGGTAGATCGAGAGCTCCACCCGGGAGTTGGCCGCCTCATGCCCGATCGCCAAGGCGGCCGTCACCTCCGGCACCTGGGCTCGCCAGCGCCACATGGTCATGCGGGTGATGCCGATGATGTCGGCAATCTCGTTGGCGAGGAAACCGTGCTGGGCCAGCTTGCGGATGATCTCGATTTTCTCGGGCGTGCATCCCGAGACCGGCGGCTTGCCGCGGGGTTTCCCCTTGCCCTTGGGCTTGGCCTTCGCCCTGGGCATCAGTGCCTCGCGGACCTCTTGGCCCGCGGCAGCGGTGCCGGGCCCCTCTTGAGTATCGGCGCCGGGGTGTCATCGGCCCGCGGCGTCATGTCCATCTCGGCCGGCGGGGGCGGGAAAATGGTTGTGTCGATGTGGGTCACCTTGGCAGCCTGGAAGGCGCCGAGAATGGCCGCGAGGCGCTGGGCTACCTCGCCCGGCATCAGGCCCGGGCATGTCGCCAGAGCGTCCCGTAGGGTTGCGGCATCGGCCGCCGAGCACTGAATGAGATCCGAGCCGATACGCCCATTGATCTCGATCGAAACCATGATCGCCGCGTCCATTGTGTTTCTCCGGTTGTGGTGCGCGGACACTACAGCATCGGCGGCGCAAAAAAAAGAACACCCTTGCGAGTGCTCAGTTCAGGGAGGAAACACCGAAACCGGGATGGATGGGCGGTCTCGGGGCGCCCATCGCCATAGTGTCACTTTTGCCTGGATGTTTCAATCCATTTCCGCCTCTCGTTGCGGCGGTGACTGTCGCGCCGCATCTTCTGGGTGAGCACCGTCACCACACAGATCCCGCCAACGGGGGTGGGCTGGAGGACGAATGTGGCGCCGTCAATGGTGATTGTCTTCGCCCCGGCGTGCGCCGCGGCTCGGATGTCCTGCTCCAACCGTTTCCGCATGGCGTCCAGGTCCAGCTCGAGGATCCGTTCCAGGTAGCGCAAGAGGGCGTGTTCCGTGATGGTGACCGGCTTTGGCATTACGGCTCCTCTTTCTGGAAGTCCTCCAATCGAATCCCGCCGCGCCGGGTGTATTCCCGGAGTGAGGAATCAGCCGCGGCCCGGTCCTCCTCATCCTCGGCCGCGGCCCGGTCGAAGGCGGCGAGGAAGTCAGTGGGCCATAGCGGGTTGCGCTCCCGGCCTTGCTGGTAGGCCTGGCGGCCCTGGCGCTCGGCCTCTCGCCGGCGGATTTCATCGTCCATTGGGTTCCTCGTTAATAAGCGCCCGGATGGCGGCGGCGATACGCCATGCTTCATGGCTCATGCCCACAGCCGTTGCTCCCGCCAGTTCCAGACTGCGCGCGCCATCTTCGGCACGGGTTACGACATCACTAAAAACGGCATTTGCTGCGTACTGATGCTGATCCGCCACCTTCGCCGCCTCCTCCAGCGCGATGGCGATGGCGGCGCGGGCCATATCACGGTAGGCCTCTCGGCAACTTTCCGCCGTGTCGTTTGCATCCACCATGAACAATGACGGGTTGTTCCAATCATCGTCTTGCGTTGCGGCTATCGCCCGCGCCACGGGCTCGACCAGTTCAGCGGGGGTCATGGCAGCATTCCGACTGCAAGAAACGATAGCGTCAACGCGATAACTATATAGGCCAACAGCATTAGTAGGTCGTCATTCATGTGCGGGGCTCCTATGTGGCTCCTATGTGGCTCCTATGTGGCTCCGGTGCGGGCGGCGCGGGCGCGGCGGAGCATCCCGATTGTCGGGCTCCAATCCCACGCCACTTGAAGATCGTCGCCCTCGTCTGGATCGTAGCGGTCGGCGACCTTTGCAAACGGCTCCAGCGCCGCCCGCAGCCGTTCGATGGTGGCGGCTTGGCGTGCGATTGCTGTTGACGCCATATCTATTGCCGCTCCGTAGGAGCAGTCGGGGCGTTGAGACACTTCGGCCAGATAGGCCAACAGTTGCGCGTCATTCATCTCCACAATGTCACTCATGGCCAGCTCCTAGTTCGGCAGGATGACATCGCCGGAACGGTTGAACTCCACCCCCATCTTGGCCACCTGGCGCGCGATCATGTCCAGGCTCGAGGGCAGGGCCTGGCGCCGGCCGGTCTCATAGGCGATCAGGGTCGTGGGCCCAACTCCGCAGAGCTCGGCAAAGGCCGCCTGCGACAGGTCGAACCAGGCGCGGATCGCCCGGAGTTGCCTCGGGCTGGGGATTGGAAACTCATCCATGATTTTCTCCTCTTGATATGATGAAAAACTTGCACGCTATTCCGCGCGGCGTCAATCTGAAAGTGACGATTTCCTACCGCGTAACACGGCAATAAAGCCCATTTTGCTGGGTATCTGCGTCAACTCGCCACACCGTGGCGCGATAGTTTTTCGTTGCACCCCCGCGCGGGCCATGCCACATTGAGTAGGCAAGAGAGGAGATCACGACATGGCCCACAGAATAATCAAGCGGAGCAGGGTTGGAACCTACCACCTCGGCCACCCGGGTGCGCAGAACGTCACTTGTAACCAGAACCTCTATGCCACCCCAGCGAAGCGGGAACAGGTTGAAGCCGCTCCGGCTCATATGTTCTGCGATAAGTGCTTCGGGAAGAAGCCCGCTACTCTCGATCTCGATTACTTCTTTAGCTGACGGGAAACTCTCCCCTCTCCGGCTCCGGCCGGGGAGGTGGGGGCAAGCCCGCCCAGGAGGAAGACCATGGAACTAAGCCACAAGACCACCAGCACCAGGCGCGGCCTGATGTTTGCCATCTACAAGAACCCGGCCTTTGCCATGTGCTCGAATGGCGGGGCGAGCCAGGGCGCCGATCATGGGATCCTGGTCGGGCCCGGCATCCCGGAGATCTTCCCGGAGACCGAGGCGCGTCCGGCCTTCCGCCTCGAGCGGCACTATCCCGGGTGTGCGCGGTTGATCCCGGCAGGCAAGGCCGGGCCGATGTTCGGCGGGGCCTTCGGTCACACCTCGGACTCCCGGTTTACCGAGGCGGTTGAGGAGTGCCTGGGCGAGCAGTTCTACGGCGCCGTTGCCATTCACGATCGGTTCGAGTGATGGCCGCCTCGATCACCCAGGAGCACCGGATCTCGGTCGATGGCACGGACTATGTGATCTTCGCTGAGATCCGCAACGGCTGCACGGCCGAGCGGTGGCGGATCGCGGTGGTGACCGGGGGAGATTGGCGGGTGTGCGCCAGCTCCCACGTCTCGAGGAAAGAGGCTTTCGATTGCCTCTATCTGCTGGCGTTCCAGGTCACGGCTGCGTCATCCCGCCACAGTCACAGGTGATAGTTTTCGTTGACGGTGCGGTGATGGGCTCTAATATCAGAGGCGCAAGAGAGGAGTTCAGACATGCCGAGATTGATGA